CTGTAGCTGGGTAATAGGCATTCTAATATTACGCATTACTTGAAGCATCTTAACGTAATTAAGATAGGTCTTTTGCCAAGCTACTGACTCAAATCCCATCTTAATTGGTTTCCACTTTTCATATACTTTATACATTTCATCAACAGTATCATGCTCATCCGCTTTTAATCTACGAACATCTAATATGTATATCTTCCAATTCTCATCCATACCACAAGTTGTAATTGCAAGATAATCTTTACCCTCTTCATCACGCATTGGATCAATTGTAGAATATACACTAAGATTCTTAGGTACTTGTGCTTTAGTGCAAGTCTGTATCCAACTACGCTTAAATACAGCAGTTTCATCATCTATAGGATTAAGAAGATACTGACAACTAAAAATGTATGGACCCTGTTCAATCAAAGTATCTTTAAGAAAGTCTGATGTTAATCTTTCCGGCCAGAGTAATTTATCTTTAGTTACCCTATCACTTAAAAGATCATCCTGTGTTCCTTCATAAGCAGTTCTCTTAAACACTGTAAATCTTTTCTTGCGACCCTTTTGCTTTCTTTCTCTTTCTTTATTCTGGATATAGCTATACAAATCGCCATAGTGCCAGATTGTTCCATTAACATCAAGATAACCACCCGGGTCAAGCAGAGAGAATAAAAGTTTAAACCATCTAATAACTTTATCTATCTGGTCTTGACTCTGTGTATTCTGGTCCGAATGAGGGTCATCTACTTTAATTCTATCATAATGCATACCAACCTTAGTAACATCAATTCCTGCGCATGATATTGTCGGCTCTTTTCTCCATATAGTTCTGTTACTAACTGTAATTTCAGAACCTGTCCATTTATCTTTACCAACTAAGTTGCCATATAGGGCACGAAACTTCTCATTCTTTTCAATGTGCCCTTTAATTTCTGTTAAGAATGCTGTCGATATTGTAAATTTCTCGGAAGCAATTAAAATTCTAATATTAGGATTCTTAACTATTTCCTGAATAGAGTGTGCTATTGTACCAATTGAAGATTTTAAAGAACCACGGGGAGTCAGTGAGAGTTTAAAGTGATTATCTTTATTCTCTAGGTGTTCACAAAACTCCCCGTGGAATCCGTCTTTATCTGTAAGGTCACTGTATCCAAGAATATGCTTGCAGAAGAAATGTAAATCCACTAACCCCAATCTGCGGGTTTGCTCATTTAATAGCGTATTGAGTCTACGCTTAGTATCTAGATTAATATTGCTGATAACATCAATCATACTTAGTTCTCATGGTTCTCATTAACAGCAGCTAACTGTTTAGATAATCTCATAATCTCTTCATTTAGCTCTGCATCATTTAATTCATGCTCGCCCGTGTTATCAACAATATTAATGTTCTCTTTAAGGTCACCAGACATCTTAAGATAGTTCCATGTTGAGCGCATGTCACCACGTAGAATAGCACGGTGAACATTACGGAAAGCATGGATACGAATAAATGAGCGGCGACGAGTAATCTCTTTATCTAACTCTCTGAGAAACATTGGGTCATTACGCCACTTATAAAGTTCCTGCTTAGTAATCTGTACACGCTCACAAATATACTGATTTGAAAAATTATGAACAAAGTCCGTCATTAAATAAATAACGGTCCTCTGTTTGTCTGAAAGAATCTTAGGTTTAAGTTTTTCCTCTGCCCACATATTAACTACTTTCTTAATACTCTTATTTTCCTTAGCTTCCTTTAATCGCATTAATCTACGCTTATCTTCATCTTCAACTATCTCTTGAATTCTTGAGGCCTTTTTACCCAGAAATGTTTTCATCTCTATCCTCTATTACAGAAATTCTGCGACTTAAATCCTCAACAGCGGAATCAGCTAGTCTATTCATTAAATCTACTTCAGTTCTACGTACAAAGACTCCCGGAGTACCATTGCCTACCATTTTCTTTATATAGGTAAGATCTGTCTGTATAGTTCCCAATTTAATACCTACATAAAGAAGGTTACCTATGGACCATAAAACAACAGTAACTAATATTGAAATTAACTCCCAGTTCCATGTCATTAGTATTTCCCTTTGGGACGGAAGTTAGTTAAACTGCATTCCCCGTTTCTAGCATTTTACTTAATCTATCTGCTCTAATAGGTACTTGGGCTCTCCAAGGACTCATAGCAATAGCATCTTTTACTAGCCACCAACTTTCATCTTCAATTGCTTTATTGATTGCGGGAGTAATTGTAGGAGAGGTCCTCATATTATTACCACGATTAAATGCCATATTAACAAGTGCTCTTTGTCTAACATCATCTAATTTATCAAACTCTGGAATACAAGACTTAGCCAATTTCAACGCACTATTTATATCATAGTCAAGTAAAGCTTCACACTCATTTGGAGTTATATATGTCATTCTTGGAGTATCACCTAGTAAATGTCCTACTCCAATAGTCCACTTACTTTTACTATCTTTATAGGGAACTAAACTACTTCCTTCATCTCTAATTAACTCCTCATGGAGTTTCTCTAGATTAAACATACTTACCCCATATACTGATATGGTAGCTGCTTAAGTCCCCACGTAGTTAGAATTAAACCATTTGTTACTGTAGTATTACTGCCAGCACCAGTATTATCTCTAATTATAACAGTAGCAGAAAGTGTAGACCCATCACAAACAGCAGGTAAGCCTAATCCACTAAGGAATACGCCATATGTTCCACCTGCCTGAGCAATTCCTGAAGGTGTTATGGGAACATTAATAACAACTGGAGTTGTTCCTTCAAGTAGAACTACTGAAATTTCTATAAGCGCATTAGCAGCAGCTGCGTTTCTAACACAGACAGCAATCCAATCTACTAAATACTTAGAACCACTTGGTGCTGCTGGAAGTATTACGTTTACACTTGAACCACCAGCACCTGAATTAGCTTGTAAGATTTGATTATTTTTTCCTGGGACAACTCCCATTATTTTTTACCTCCTGCCTTCCTAGGCATGAAGTCATAATAATTTTCCCTACCACTTGATGTTTGTCCAGAACCTCTTTTAGCGGCACCTTGCATTCCTTTAGGTGAAGGCATAAAAGAATGTTGACCACCAGTAGTTGATGTAGAAGTATTACGTGGACCAGTAGTACCTACATTTTTAGGCGCACCAATAGTAGAACCAGTGGGACCAATCTTAGGGCCGGGCGAAGTCCTTTTAATAGTAGCCATATTTTCTCCTGAAAAGTAGTAATGTCCTGCATCCATTGCAGGTAACAAGAAACTATGTTCCTGTGGCATTCACAGGTATCACTGACCATAACCACTCTGTGGTTATTTCGTCAATTGGAAAGAGAAAAATTTTTTCTTAACTTACACAGCGGCAATGACTTGCAGCGGACGGCGGCCTATTCGGGTGTTACTTTCCCCACTATATACAGCCTTATAGGCCGCCAGAGCACCGATAGAGCTGCTATTAGTTTCTTATACTATTCCCTTACCCCTATCCTTATATCTCTATAAATAATAAGTAATACTATATACTTAATAAGAAAAATACTCTAGGCATAATTAGATAGTCATCTTAGTAAAGGGGTGAGTCTAAATATAATATTGGGCATATCCGGGTATCAGTATTCCATGAGCGCACAATCATTTTCATATATGCGATAACATTAAGCTTTAGCTGATTATTCAAGCTCTACTGAATATTCATTTATTAATATCATTCTGGGATATATGAATACAGATATACAGCTAGGGATATACCTATCTATATTCATATTTCCTAACCCATTTCCCTCTTAAATACTAAAAGTAATGCTTTAGAATAAAATGATTATGTAAACTAAGTAACTAAAAACTATTCCTTTGTAACTTGTTGAGTCTCAAGGGGTTAGGAAGGTTAACGATTCCCTGACAACTATCCCTTACTACCTTGAGAAGATGGCACCCTATTCATTTATATAAAGCCCATTGGGATAGTAAATAAATGAATAGCTTGAATCTATCGTGCTCGCCCAACGCCAACGCGGCAGACGGCCACTACGGTAAGAGGCTAAATAGATTCGAGTGAATAGATAAACAATCCATTAGGTAGGTTATGTCATTTGACCGCTACCTACTTGATGCCCGTTTACATGGGATAATGCTAATGGATTGTGCAAAAGGGTTAGACTCCCTATTGCGTATATGGGGCGCTTCCTGATAGCGGCACAAACCCCGCTAATACAAAGCGCCGACAATGGCCAATGCTATATATCGTAATAACACTAAAGTTATTACAGTGATATATAGAATCCTAATAGGATGGCCACTATGTTAGCGTCTATATCCTAACCTCCATACATACCGAAAGGGATATGTATAGGTGCTAATGGGATTCCGCTATGCAAATGGCATATATGCGGAAGCTAATAGGGATATAGGAGAATACTAACATGGCAAAGACGCACGTTATCCGTGACCTGAAGTCAACGGCTAATCACAAGCTTGCAAAGGAAGCGGCTCGTATTATCAAGCGCGGCCGCAAACCGTTGACTGAAGAGGAAAAGCAACCTGATGTTAGGTTTATCAGGGTAGCGGGAATGCGGCTCGCTAAAATCCTGAAGCTTTCCAAGGGATTGCGGGCATGCGCCAATACATCCGTGTATGAATATACGGATGAACAAGTCGATAAGATTTTCTCTCTTATCGAAAAGAGCATTGCACGTACCAAGGAAGCCTTCCTAGCACCCAAGACAAATGGGAAGGTTTACAAGGTTTCCAAGTTGGAGAATCCGCTCGCATAAGTAATAGGTAGTGACAATAACCCCTAGTGAAATATCTAGGGGTTTTGTCATGCCCGGAAAGCTACTCAGGGTAGGGCACTAGGAACGCTCCTACGCTGCCACACTTGCCCTAGGCTCGCGTCCCATGCCCTACCTAGCCTGTCCCTACCTAGGAAGCCTCGCGTCAATCCTAGGGCATCCTAGACACCCTCAAAAGAAAGGATATAAACATGATAGATATAAATAAAGAGTATCCACCCTGTCCCTATACATTCGAGGAAATACGTGATGGATATACTCCATCATTTGTAGTCATACTCAAAAGAGAAAAGAAAGAAAAGGAGGAAAAGAAATGAGTATGCTTATGAAACATAAATATGGATGGACAAGGATTTTCTTTTCTTGGCGCTGGGAATA